GTCACCAAAACCTTTGACGCCAGCAGGATAAAAGTGGGTAAAATACAGCTCTGCCATATTCCCTTTGCCGTCTTTTCCAATCAGTGCCATGTGAGCGTCAACCACGCCGTCAAGTTTGATCCAAAAAGGTATCGGATAAAGTTTGTAGCCATCACTTTGTAATACTGACTCAATTCTTTTATTAACAACCATCTTTGCTTTGAGTTCGTTTTTCATCTTTGTATCCCCCACACAGTCATGTGTTTTATAACTTCGTTGAGATGCCCAGACATTGCCTGAATCTCATCTTCTGAAAACGCAAACGGAAGATCTTGCATGATCTGCCAAGTTTTCATGTTGTCTTTATACATCTTTTTAATTTTTGTATCAGAGAGTTTCTCAAGGTCGGTGCATGTCGCGCCTAGATCATTAATAAACTCTTCTGAGCTGAGATATTGTTTTCTCATAGTCCCTCCATAAAAAATTTGTTACTCACGATACAATAATAACAAATGAGCAGATATTTGCAACTATTTATAAAATTTAGTATATTGTTTTTTGTAAGTTAATTTTGAGGGAAATTATTATGAGTGAACCAAAACATATTAAAAATAGTTTGTATCCGGTAGTGAAGGGAATTTTTATTCGCTACTTATCTAGGAAACATGACAAGCCATATAATCAGATAGCCATATCTGAGATGGCGCCAGAGGATCTTAAGCTGTGGCAAGAGATTGAAGAGATGAATGGCCGCAAGATCGGCGTGGTTTATAAAGACGATGCGGCAACAAGGGTGGTGCATTGATGAAAGCAGATATTATTAAAGAGGATGACGGTTTTTGCTTAGACAGAGAAATTAGTGAAATGAAACTTAAAAAAGATTTGCAGTTTTTAAAAGAAAGATTTTTTAAGACGGATGCAGCTCTAGGAAGAATGTTAGGCGTAACAGGTAAAGTTATGGGAGACTGGTTGAAAAGAAATTATAAAATGCATGATAGAACTTATAATCATGTCTTAGTGAGAGTACATTTAATCAAAAGAGTTCTTAAAGAGGTCGATAAGTACGATCCAGAAGAATTTTTTTTTGATAAAGAAAAAGAGGAATAAGATGACGCAAAAATCAGTTGTTTCTAACTACATAGCAGATGCTCTAATGCATGATTCCAAGGAGTGTAAAAATATTTCAGAAACAAGAGTTATACAAAATTTATGTAAAACATATAAAATTAGCTACTCCACATTTATCAGATGGTATAAAAGCGACCAAAACATAAATTCAAATTCAAAATTAAAAATTGATAAAGCAGTTGCACAAAATTTTGGCATGTGCCTTTGTCATACGGACAAAAATATAAGCATGAGAGTTTTTGAAGTTTTATCTGATCCAAGCAATAGGGTTATTTTTGATGTTAATTATCAAACTTATAAGGATCTAAAAGATTCTATAAAAGTTTTAGAAAATATGATTGAAATAGGTGATCAGATACAAAAAGCTGTTTTGTTTAGTAAAAAAGAAAATAAAGATATAAGTGCAAAGAGTCAAATTGAGAAGCTGCAAGAACTTTTGAACTTATGTATAGATTTAAAAAATGCACTTAAGAAGCACGATATAAATTTATATATAGGCAAAGTGCCACACTATAAAATTCAAAATGAAAGCTCTGATTTTAAAAATAATTCAGTTTTTTTGTTTTTATTAGCGGATAGTAAAAAAAATTGTTTATCTCATTTACCAAATACAAACAAGATCATATAAAAGGAGGAAAGAATGACAGATATGGTAAACCACCCGCCTCATTACAATAAAGGCGATATACAATTTATTGAGGCCGTCAAATCAGCTTTAACAAGAGAAGAGTTTAAAGGTTTCTGTAAAGCGTCAGCTATTAAGTATATATGGCGGGAAGATCATAAAGATTCAAATATAGAGGACTTGAATAAAGCCATATGGTATCTTAAACAGTGTATCAAGCACCTGGAGGAGTTATGATTGCAAAAGCTAAGTGTGAAAAGTGTAGGCAGATGATAAGGTTGGATGAGGTCTTAACGCATAAATGTGAGGATTACGTACCTGAACATCTTAAAAACATACCGGCAGATAGGCTAAAAACATTAAAGGCAATACACTCGCCTAAGTTTTAGTTTATTGGTTTGAAAAAAAGAAGGGGCTTGCGCCCCTTTTTTTATAGCTGTGGAACAGCTGAGGGTGGCACTTGCATACCGTCATCAGATGGTGGCATATAAAATGTGACTTTATTCTTTTCAGAAGTTTTTTCACTACCGTCATCCCCTTGCCAAGTTTCCTCAACTTTTTTAAGACGTAACGTTAATGTTTTGCCAACAAAATCTGAAGCGTTTTGTGGTGGCTCTTTAACAAACCCAACCGCTTTGCCAAGTCTGGTAAATAATTCTGTGCCTACTTCTTTAGCTTTTTCACTAGGTCCCCAAAGACTAAAGTATTCATTGTGATCACGGTATTTACCGCCAGCTATTTGAAAGGTCATCCGGAGTGTCCAGTTTCCTTTCTTTGACTGCGCCTTTTCAGCAGCAATAATTTTAGCTTGATAATCACCACCAGGCGCTACCTCTGGTAATGGTTGCGATTCTGACTCGCTATATGTGATGTCTGCAAAATCTGACATTATACTTGTACCTCCTGTACGTTTTGAGTTTGATTTTGAACTGTAGCAAAACCAAGTTTCTCTATTAATTTAGTAAGATTAGGTTCTTCAAAAGCTTCTAACTTACCACTTCTATCTTTGGCCACATAACCCTGGCCAATTCTAGTTTGTAACCAACGTGCTTGTATCGGATTACCTTCTTCATCAGTATCCTCAATAACTCGCAACGCCAATACCTCATCAAAAAAGTAAGTAATAGATTGTCCCAACTTAGTTCCAACCATTTTAGGTGCTTGTTCAAAAGTACCATCATTATTTACTTTATCTTCTTTACAAATAAACATAACATGCATTTGTAAATCACGAAACGCTCTCATAACATTCGTTACCGACTCCTGGACTTCTCCATAAGCCTTACGAGCGTCTTTGTGCTTGGCTTTTTCAGCCTGTAGCAACAATTCACTTATCTCTGATATAGAGTCTAAGCAAACTGTATCATATTGCAACCTACCAGAACGTAGAGCTTCATAAACCTCTACGACCTCAGCTGCGTTCTTCACTTCAATTGCTTCAACGTTCTTTGCATCTCTAATAGAAAGCAAACCAGCTTCAGCACTTATGACCAACACCTTACCTGGTGCTGTTTGTGATAAATACGTTTTACCTGCTCCTGCCATTCCATATACAAGGATTTTAGCCCCTTGGTGTTGAACAGCGTTATCAGGTGAAACGATCCTACTTGTTATATCATTTTCCATATTAACCTCTCTTCTTAAAATTTATAACTTGAAAAGTATATATCATATTGATACCATGTGTAAATCATTTTTTTTAAGGAGAGTAAAAAATGCAACAACAAGATAATGATAGGGTGTGGTTGGCAAACTATTACCACCGTCAAAGAGCCCTAGCTATACAACAACTCAAGGGGTTAGAAAATATGGGTGTAAAACCAAAATATAAAGACAAAAAAGTAAAAGAATATTCTTTTATAGACTACATAAGTTTTTTAGGAGATCGTAAGGCGGCAGAAGATTGGGACGTGTCCATTCATACTGTTAGATCCTGGCGTTATGGTAATAGACAGCCGTCAATCAGACAGGCAAAAGAAATCATAAAAGCTACGGAGGGCAGATTAAATTTTGAATCTTTCTACGGTTCAGTTGAAGATATTGTAAAAGTAGAAGAGTAAGATGTTTAATCTTAATCTGTCTGAGGATGAGTCAGCCTTAGATATAGCGCTTGCCTATTATGACGAGGGCTATAACGTTGTCCCATTACAAAGATCAAACAAAAAACCACCAAGCTTTTTAAAAGGCTGGGAGCAGTACAAAACTTCTAGGCCAGATAGAAAAACTGTTGAGCAGTGGTTTACTGGCAGAGACAATTTAGTTGTTGCATTAGTCTGCGGTAAATTTGTTGTGGTGGATGCTGACTCACCAGAAGCTATGGACTGGGTAGAGAACAATCTACCGACATGTCCATTCAAAGTTAGAACTGGTAAGGGTATGCACTATTATTATAACAACCCACAAGCATATACAACCTTTGCTACTAGGCGAACAAACGAGACTCCTATTGAGCGTTTGATTGATATAAGAGGCGAAGGAGGCCTTATTATTGCAGCGTACAATAGACATGCTAACGGGCAGTTATATAAACCTTTAAGATTAGATGGGTGGGATGTATTTGATCACAACGATTTACCAGACTTTACATCAGTTGAGTTTGAAAAGATTACGGGTGTCCCCAAAGTTGATGCAAGTAAACGAACAGCACCTTTTGCTTTGGAAGGTGTTAAAGAAGGATCACGTAATGATGGTGCCGCAAGAATAGCTGGTTATCTTATTTCCAAAGATGTCAATATAGAGTTTTGTAAATCTTTCCTACAAAGTTGGAACCTTAATAACAACCCACCCTTACCCCAAGCAGAAGTAGATAGTGTTGTAGATAATGTTAAGAAAACACACGATAGAAAAAATCAGATTGCACCTTTGTTCGTGCAAACCAAAGAAGATGTAAAACCGCCAAAAGATTTATTTAATCCACCAGGATTGCTCAAAGACATGTATGATTTTTGTGAAGATATAGCACAAATATCACAACCAGAATTATCTATAGTAGCGGCTCTAGCCCTAGCTAGTGTTACGTGTGGCAGATTATATAAGACTGAGATGAATAACTTTTCTTCACTCTATTTTATGTGTATTGCTAAATCTGGACAGGGTAAGGAGAATATCAAAACCTTTGTAGAATCTGTATTAGGTGAATCACTCCACGACAAGTTGGTGGTCGGGGATGGTTATACATCATCTGGTGCAGTTCATTCCGTTTTAAAAATGCGACCAACACAAATAACTATTATGGATGAGTTTGGTAAAAGATTAGAAAACATCAGCCAATCAAGTAATAGTAATAGAGAGGACGGTATCCAAACCTTAATGGAATCTTGGGGCAGATGCCATGGTACTCTAAGACCAGATAACTATTCTCTTATGAATGTGCAAGAAGAATACAAAGAAAAGGTTATGAACAGGGTAACCTATAAGCCTGCTATAACATTAGTTGGGTTATCAGTCCCGAAAAACTTTTACAAAGCTCTTAATGGAGGCCGTATTGCAGATGGGTTTCTCAATAGGTTTATGGTAATAGAATCTAAAGAGCCAAGACGCATTAGTAGTCTTAAGAAACATAAAAAGCCACCATTACAAATAATCAACTGGGTAAACTACATAAGAAGAGACAGAGGGCAGTTAAGCGAAGCTACTAT